TCGACAGATCGCTCTTAACGTCCTGCACATCCGCCCGGATCGCTTCCAGCGCGCGGTACTGCTCTTTCCGGCTCGCCGCGGCGCTGCCTTGCTCTTGCAGGATAAGCTGGTTCTGACCTTCGATCCGGCCGAGAGCCTGGACGACATCGAGCAGTACCGTCTTGTCCGTCTGTTCGGTCATTTGGCCCCTCCCCAGCCGCACAGGGCCTTGCCCGCCGCGTTGTGTCCCTTGATCTGGCTGACGGTCTCCGCGGTATCGTTACTCGACCAGTAGATCGGCTCGAACGACGAGCAGGCGACGCGGACGCTATCCTCGCCCGTCGTCACGCCGCTTGAAGCCGTCGTCGTCGCGCAGGATGCTGTCAGGATTCCGAGACAGGTCAGCACGCACCAGGTCACGAGCGCTCTTGGCGCGGTTGATCGCATCGTCTGCATCGCGGAGTCCCTTGAGGATGGCAGCGGCGGTTGCGTCGTCGATGGTCTTGCGATCCCGCAGGTACTCAGCGAGCACCCGCAGGATCGCGAGAGCCGACGCGATGGCGGAGAGCCAGGTCATGCGGCTGTCTTACAGAAATTTGTGGCTGCGAATTCACCATGGAACTCGAGCGCCGCAGTATCATAGGCGCGAGCAGCTTGCTCTTGCGTATCAAACACCCCGAGGTACCTATAGGCGCCATCAACCATTATGCGCGCCTCCCAACGCACGGTGATCGAGGAGGTGCGTTTGACGCCCTTGAATGCATCGCGCCGTCTGCCGACGTTTCTTGCATTCTGAGCAATAGTTGCTTCACGCAGATTTACCCAGCGATTGTCTGTCCGGGTGCGGTTACGATGATCGATAACATCCCGAGGCCAAGAGCCAGCCATTATCAACCATATGAGATGCGTTGCGGGGTACCGTTTGCCGTCGATCGCAACCTGAAGATAGCCGGTCGAGTCTATGCGGCCAGCCATGGTGTCAGCGAACCTTGCGTTCCACGCAGCCGCACACCGTTTAGCCGCGATTGGCTTCCAGAAAAGATGACCGCTTTCAGGAAAATATTTGAACCTTGAGCGAACATAATCGGGGGTGATACGTGGCTCGTTAGCCATGCCAGCCTCTACGTAAGGTTGGTGGGGGTAGAGTTGGCGCAGTGCTGCACACTGTGCCAACTCACAACATGCAGCGTGTCACTGACCCTGCTCAGTAACTCGATTGCGTTCGAAGAAAATCCACCAGACGAACGCACCGACGCTCAACACGCCGCCGACCGCCGCCTGAAACTGCGCACTCTGCGCAACAGCATCGCCAAGCAGATAACCGCCGGCCGCATACGCAACGATACGCACCACCTGCTGGATGGAATCCCAGGTCATAAGTCACCTATGTTTTCGGAATTGCCCGGCGGACCCGGCCGGGCGCGGGGTTACGCTTCGCGGACAGACATGGCCGCGGCGAATGTCGTCTTGACCCGGCCAGCGTTCGGGACCGGCAGGCCCTTCGGCCACATCCACGTCACCGGCCGGCTGTGCGGAAATTTCGCGACGTTGACCTGATCGGACTGGTTACCACCCCGGCCGAACCAGCCGGCGCTGTCCTCGCCCTCGTAGAGCGTGACGTGGCCTCCGCCCGACCGGGACATGACGCCGATCGCGCCCAGCGTCGGCCCCTGCAGGCGCACGCCGTCGCGCCAGGCATCCCGCCAGTTCAGCGCCCAGAGCGGCGCCTCGGGCGGCTTTTGTCCGGCCATGGCGCAGGCATAGGCTACGGCCAGCCCGCACCACGGCGTCTCGTCCGCCACATACCAGCCGACGCCCGCCTTGAGGCTCGGATACCGCGCGACGATCTCCGTCGCCCACCCGAGGATCACCGGGTTATTGCCCTTGCCGGCCACCTCCTTCGTGCCGGTGATGGCGCGCATCACCGACAGTTGCGGCGCGATTTTGATCGACGACGCCAGCGGCTTCTCCGCCGGCGCGGCCTTGACGCGATCGAGCGCGGCCGCGGTCAGCGGACCGACGATGCCGTCGGGCTTCAGCCCAGCCGTGCGCTGGAATTGCTCAACGGCCGTCTTCGTGATCGGCCCGAACACCTTATCGGCGACGAGCTGGGCGCCCTGCGCCCGCAGCGCGATCTGTAGAGCAAGCACGCCGTCGCCCTTTGCGCCCAAGCGCAAGGGTGCGCGCGCCACGAGAGCGGCGATGGTCATGTCGGATTATCCTTATTGAATTTGCTCAGGGAGCGACTTATCGCAGCCGCGTCGCGGTGAAATAGGTGTCGGTTTCTGCCCCCGATACTGAGCTGACCGCGGCACCGTTGTTCGTCAGTTGGATGTAGATTTCGTAGTAATCACTACCGTTTCCGACGATAGCCAGGCACGGGACAACCATTGCGATCGGAAGTGCAGCGCCGTTGTTCGTAACCGGCCCCTCCTTCCATAGCGTTCCATTCTTGCGGATGTGCATGGATACCTGCGCACCATCCGCGAGATTGACACCCGTCTTGATGTTACCGCCGATCAGCCAACGCTCGTTGTTGCCAGGGATGAAGCGGCTGTTCGCTGCATCCCATCGGCCGCCTTCATCGACGGTCTCAGTGCCGAACGTCACCTTAACGTTGTCGCCATTGTTGAGCGTCTGATCCGTCCCGTTTTTGTGGACATGGATTATATCGCCGAGGCCGGTTGCGCCCGGCAGGTTGAGCAGGTCAGACGCATCGAGCGCGGGCAGCTTGCCGCCGGGCTGCACCACGACCACGTCGCCGACATCGATGCCGATATCAGTTGCCGTCAGGACCGGCGACCAGGTGCCGCCGTTGTCTCTGGCTTCGGCAACGCCCGCGTTGGAACGAAAGCCGAAGCCAGACGCCCCGACGGTGCCACTGAGATTGAAATATCCACCAGAGGACAACAACGCATTGCCCATAAAGTGGGCTTGGTTGGTGTTGGTGCCGTTACGGGCACGCAGAATGCCGTCGCTGCCGACTTGCGCGATACCGACGTCATTAGCGCCCACTCCGCCGAGCGGCAGGAAGCCGGGAAGCTGTTGGATATAGCGCGCATCGAGATCAGTTTCGGTGATCCGTACTCTTTGCCATGCTCGCCATGTGCCCGACGTTAGAACGCGCCGCCAGTAATCGGCTGTTACCGCAGGGTTCGCACTCAGATCATATGCAATCTGCTCGATATAGGTCGGGTTGTAGTGGTTAACGCGGAGCAAGCATGTGGAGTTTGTAATCGTCGGCGGCCGGTTTGCTGCTGTATTCGCCGCTCGATAAAAGCCAGCCTCAATCGCGTCGTTACAATCGGTTAAGTCTTGCGACTGGCCCTCGACCAGCGTTCGCAGCATCTGCCCCTTTGCAATGCGACCGGCGCTATCTGCGCCAATATAGCCGTTTGCCGCGTTCTTCTTCGCCGCGTTCTCCGGCGTGAAGCCGAGCGCGACGACGATCTCGGCAGAGGTCATCGTGCCCTCGACCTTGAGCCAGTTTCCAGCGTAAGTTGACGACGAAGGACTATCGACAAGGGCAAAGAGCGTATCGCCAACCGTGAAGGTGATGCCGTTCACTGTGCCGGCGTTGTCGACCTTCCAGAACCAGCCTTTCTTGGCCCCCGCCGCGATGGCTGCAAAGCTGCCGGCCGAGGCATCAAAGCCAGCCTTGAAGATCAGCGCGCCGGAAGCCGCGGCGATCACTGCATCGACATCGGCCTTTCGGGCCGCATCGTTGGCGGCCGTCGGCGCGGCAAGCCCGCTAATCTTGTTGTTGCCCATCGCCAGCGGGCCAGACATAGTGTCGCCGGCCTTGCCGACGGCGGCGAGCAGATCGCGGGCCTGAGCGTTATCGTCTGACGCAAGCAACAGGCGGGCAAAGGCCGTCAGCGATGTCAGCTTGGCGCTAGCGCTCCCGTCGAAATAAGCGAGTTTGTCCGCCGCAAGATCAAGCTGTGCCAAAGCTTCGCAGACCGTGCCGAGGAACACGTCCAGATCGTCATTCCACTTGGCCGATCCGATCTTGGTCGGATCGGGCGTGTCCGGAGCGGACGACGTGAATTTGCGCTTCACGCGCGCGGGGAGCGACGCCATGAGAATACCTGTCGAGTTGTCTTTGAAGGGAGCGGGCCGCAGAGACGGATTAGGGCTCGACCTCGGCGAACACCACGCCGGTTTCCGACACCGCCGCGAGGAACGCCGCGTCGGCATTGGTCGGGTTGATGATCGTGCGCCACGGCGTCGCGTCGTTGCGGCCGAACGTGATCGTCCACGGCTTGGCACCGGCGCCGATCCCCGACAGTTTGCGCTCGCCAGAGGCCGCCGGAGATGACGTCGTGTTATCGGACGAGTGCGTCGTGATCTCGATGTTATTCGACGCGATGGCCAGCCGCATGATGCCGGCGTTCGCCCCGATACCGCCATCGAAGAGGTTGGAGCGCGGGCGAATAATCAGATCGCTGGTCGCGCTCTTTTTCGTGTAAGTGCCAGTTGCGAAACTGAGGAAGCCAGAGCCGTTGAGCACCGTCCGCGTGGTCGAGACAAACTGCACCACGTTGAACGGCGACTTCTGCGCAGCGATATCACTGGCCAGCATGTCCATGACGCGAAAGTTGGTGCCGTCATAGAGCAATTCCAGCAGCGCCTGCGCCTCAAGATCCCCGGGCAACAGAGCGCCCCCGCTGCGGCGCACTACCGTCTTCGCGGAAAACGAATTGACTTTGAGCGTCGGCGTGGTCGTCAAGTTTGCATTGTTGCCCTTGATCACCCGGACAACCATCCCGGATTTCAGCTCGGCCGGCGCCGGCGACAAAGTGACAACCATCGCGTCGGCCGAACCCGAATCCATGCCGAACAGCATTTGCCCGCGCTGGATCAGATGCTGCACAGCACGAAGCATCATTGCATCGTCGGCATTATCCTCGGTGACGATCTTGGCTCCGCCGACCGTATTGCCGTTGCCGCGGATCAGCCCGCGGGACTGCACGAGAATGCCGTTGAGCCAGTCGGCGGCGATCTCCGTCCCGTCATCGAGGTCCGGGCTACTGCACGGTTGGAAAAACGTATCGTCCGGGCCGAAAACGCGGGTGTCGGCGGGGCGCACAGTGACAGCGTTCGGCGCGGACGCCGGACCAAGCAGATCAGCCATATCGGTAATCCTTCAAATGACTCGATAGTCGATTTCCATGTGCGCCGGCACCATCCGTTCCAGCAGACAGTGCAGCGGCACCAGGCTTGGACCGCAGCTCAGCCGCTGCCCCGCCCGCAAGCGACCGGCCAGCGGCGTGCGTGTAAGCTTGCCGACGAAGGCCGGGCTGCCGGCGACATCGACAACAATGATCAGCCGACAACTCGGGCGAACCGCACCACCAGCACGCGCGCGGCTGGCGCGTGCCTTGCCAGCGAGCGCCTGCGAACACCGGAACATTTCTTCAATGCAGGTGATCGACCAGCCGACGCGGGCGGCCACATCGGCAAAATACTCGCAACGGGTGCCACCTTGCGCTGCAACCTTGGTGCAAAGATCGGGGAACGGATCGCAGGCGTCCGGCAATCCGTACTCGGCCATCCACAGGTCGCGTGTTTCGGACTGCGTTGCGCAGAACATTTCGAGGGCAAGCGCACAAAGCCGCTCGTTCGCGAAGTTGACGACGTGAGCGACCGCCTCCCAGAAGCGATAGAGTATCGAGCCTTGCCGGCTGTCAGTGTCGAACGCCAGCGGGTCGAATGACAGCGGATCGAAGGGGGCGTCGCGATAAGGCTCTGGCCCGCCGTCATTGCTCTGCCACGCACGCCCGCGCGGCAATAGCGCCAGCAGCGAGGCCAGCGTCTCGGAGACGGTGGGGCAGCGCATCAGACAAACGTCACGTTGCCAAGAATGGGGAACTGGCCCGGCGCCAAGGAGACGTCAGCCGCTGGCGCAATAACTGTGTGGCGTTCCTCACTGCTCGCATTCGCAACGGCCTGCCATATCCACGACCGTGAAAATGTGAACGGCGTAGCGACAAAGGACAGGCTCGAAATAGGCGCTGCGTTACCCGCAACGCGGCCTTGCCGAAGGAATGCTTCGCGAAGCGACGCGACCACTTGCTCTCGGAGCGGCACGGTGTCCGGCACAAGGCCGGATATCGTAACATCGACGGGCACCGGAGACGGCGCCGCTACGGTGACAATTGCCCCGGCTGGTTTGACCAGATCAATGTGATCCTGCACACGAGCGACGGCATCCGGCGAGGGAATGCCGTTCACATAGAGATCATCCATGAGCACGAAGACACGGACAGTCCCCGCACCGAACCAGAGCGGCTCAACATAGACGCGGGTTACGCCGCTGACCTCTCGTGCCCACCTGACATAGTCCGGCACAGAGCCACCATGCGGAGGAAAGCGTTTGCGAAACAGGATTCGCGATCGATAGCTCTCGATATCCTCGACATCGGCGCCGCCGACGATATCGCCATAGACTTCAACGGTCGCATCGCCGGAAACGCCCGACACGATCGACAGTCCAGTTCCGCTCAGGGAATTGCCGTCAACACCGTCCTTGGCTGCCGTCACATGCATGTCGAGAGTTCCGGCGGAAAGCAGTTCGCCGCTGGCGGATGTGACGTATTGGACGCCATCGATGCGCTGGAACACCGCGCCCGCATCAACGCTCAAGGCGCCGGCCGATGTGATGCGGATTAGCCCGCCGGCTGGCTCAGCAGGCAGAAGTGCAATGCCGTACTCATTCCCGTGCAGCTTAAGCGTCTCTAGATCAGGCGCGGTGTGCGCAAAAATCATCCGCGCGATATAGCCCGCGAAGCCGAACACTTCGAAGACGGCGCCAGCGATAACCTTCGCGGTCGGCGTGATGTTGTTGGGCCAGACCCAAGCGTCGCTGCCAGGCAGAGACTTGCGGAACGCTTTGCGCGTACGATCCAGCAAGTCCTGCAATGTCGGAAGCGCATAGCTCATGTCGCGGATGCCTGTTTCCAGATGTCGCTAAACTGCTCGCGATGGATGATCTGATTGTCGCGGCCGTAGACCTGAACGGACAGGTCAATTCGATTGACTGCCGCCTGCATTGTCGCCTCAACGTCGATACGCGCAGCCACTCCCTGCCGGATCAGCGGCGCCAGCGCCTCGTGAGCGGCAACCTCAACAAATCGGCGGACTTCCTCGTTCAGCGGCGCGCGCTCATATATCCACAACAGCGAGCCAAGCTCGTCCTCGCCAAGATCAGCGCGAACATCGATGTCGTCGCCCCACCATCCTCGCGGATCATCGTCTCCGATGAACTTGCGGTGCGGGTGTTGGTCAGGACAACGCCTGTCCGTAAACAACGCAAGAATGATCGCCGTGTGCAACGCCGCCTTGGCACGCAACCCGCCACGGTTAAGTGGCTCGTCTGCGCCGGCCATCGCCCAATCTGCGCTGCCTTTCTCAGGCTCCCAGACGCTATCCCATAGCAATTGCGGTTGAGGCCGGTCGGCCTCGCCTATCCGAACCCGAAGCGGCGCCATCAATCGATCCTCGCCCAAAGCACCTCGGACGGCCCGCCTTCGGTCGAAACCTTGTATGGCGCGTCTTCAGTCGGCGACTGCACCGCAAGGTCGATGCGGTGCTCTCGAACGCGGAGGTAACGCTTGTTCTTGAGACCGATCACAATCTCTGTATCGGCCTCGATCGTCACCTTCGATGCATTGTGGATCACCACCGGCTTGCCGCCAGCGTCGATTTCGGTTTCGTCCTCGATGACCTTGATGATCTTCCCGTAAGCGTCGTAGATCGCGGCCCCGCCTTGAGGCAGGTTCTTCGGGCGGTACTTTTCATGGCCGCCGTCGAGATAGGCCAGCCGGTCTGATCGACCACCGAGCGCCAACCCTAGCCCATCGCTTCCTGCCGGCGGGTTCGACGTGAAGCCGTGCGGCAGAATCCGAAGAACGCGCTTCGGCTTCTCACCGTAGAGGCCGGACAGATCGAGGACCTGCTGCGTCCCGCTATCGTCAACGTTAAGAACCTGAAACCGCCTGATCATCGAGCGGATCGCGTCGTCGTGTTCCCAATAGCTCATTGATCAGTCTGCCGGCGTCTCGTCGACAGCCTCGCTGTCATCAATCTCGTATTCAGATCCAGACTTATTGCCCTTTCCGCCACCGGCGCCCTTGCCGCCGAATGCCCGCGGATCGACAAGCGAAAGCAGCGCCAGCGACCCTTCAGGGCCGCTGCTGTAGTCAACCGCCTCGATCAGCATGTCTTGTGCGATGTCGAGATATGGGCTCTCGACCCAGACCAGATAACCCGGCTCCCATATCTTGCCGGCCTGATCACGGAAGCCGGCCGTCGAGATTGTCGCTTTCAGCGCCTCGCCGGCCGCACGATTGCGACGGTTCGTGGCCCGCTCCTTCAGATCGTCGATTGGCCCGTCGTCGTCGTGGATCACAGTCTTGTGCCGCTTGCGCTTCACCGCTCCATCTTTCGACGTAGCGACCATGTGCAGGCGGCGCGCCCCGTGCCCCAGAATGCGCTGCCCCTTGAAACTGTACCGCGAGTGCCGGTTCGACCAATTGTGATCGGCGTTGCCGACGAGCAGGTTTTG